TTTTGCCAGTTGTGACCTGAAGGCCAAGCGTTGCCGAATAGCTTGGCATGTTGAGTACAGTAGGCTGCGTTGCATGCCGCCCGTTACCGCTTTTATCACGCCACTCGCTCACATTGTTCGACCCGTCCAGCGTCACGGTCGATGCGTCGGCAGCGTCCAGCCAGAGAGCGAGGCCGGGGATGCTCGTTGGCGAAAATGACGTTGACTGAAGGATGAGATCGCGAAGTGCAGGGTTCATTCGATGATGTTCAGCGTCGTGTTGGTTGCGTTGGCTTTTGCGTACGTGGCCTTACCGACGGGCAAGTATATTGCCGTTCCGCTGGCGACGTTGGCTGTCACATTCGCGCTGGCAGGGCTTGGCACGTCGGCTAGGATGATATCGACGGCTGGCGTGCAGCGAGCCAGCGACTCGCCTGCGTGAATTTCGGTGTATGTGGCGTTGTTAATGGCTACCTGTTTCATGGCCCGGATAGGATCCTTTTCACGTCGGCGATTTTGTTCGTGAGGCTAAGCTTGATGTGCGGCCTGTTCATACCGAGTTCAAGGTAGGCCCCGTACTTGACGCCCGGCCCGATCCGCGCGGTAAGCGTTGCCGGGTTGCGCTCCACGGCGATGGACTGCGACAATTGCCCCGTTTGCTTATAGGGACTTTCGCCCGGCTTGGATCGCCGTACACCGTATTTAAGCCGCTTCGCACGCTTGCCCGTCGCACGGTTGCGGATGCTGGCCATCGACGCGCCATCGACTAACGTCGTCAGGCGGATCATTTCCTGCTGCACGGTGATCGCAGCCGCATCGACGCGACGCATGAAGACGTCACGTTCAAGCCGCTTCACCTCCGCTTGGTTAATGACGACGCGATCGAGCCTCATGCCTGCACCTCCCTGCACAGGATGCGCACCACACGACCAAATCCGGCCGAATCTAGCTCGCTGTCCACGTCGAACCGTCGGCCATCGATCCGCACTTGCCAGCCCGGACCAAGCCCAAGGCGTGGCCCTTCGATCTGGATCGCATGGGTTAGAATCAGCCCATCGCGGCCAAGCGTTTCGCCCCGGTCAGGCGATAACGGCACGGGTTGCGAGCATGAAACCGTGAACACGGCTGCCCCGAAGATATCGCCTGCAACGGCAGCCCCGGCCCCGCGCGTTTCGTCGGCCTGGTGGATCGTGCAAGATGCTGTGAGGAAGTCGGTGTATGCCACTGTTTCACCCGATGACGTGTTTGCCGGGTCTTCGGTAGGGTGCAAGCAAAGCCAGCCCCGCACGACCGAAGCACGCGAACCGCCCGCCCGTCACTATATCACGATTGCCCCGCGTGTAGCTGTATTGGCCCGCGAATGACTCAGATTGCATTGTCGGGTCACTATCAAACTCACGGGCCATGTTGACGACACCCGTCACGACCGCTTGCTTGATGTCGTCAGGGATCGTGAGATAGCCGCCCGTGTAAGTCACGACGATATTTCCGGCCCCTTCCGGGAACCACGGCGCAAAGTTGGGGCTTCCTTGCCCCGTGCCACGACGCACACGTCCTGTACCGCTGTCATGGACGAAATCCGTGATCTCGTAGCCGTTGACGAAAATGGAGTCAATCTGGACAACCGGCGTGCATTGAAGGAAAATTTCAGGCCACGCCCCGCCGTCGTGGTACTCAACACGTCCGACCTGAATTGACAGCGGCCTGCGGCAGTAGCTTTCCGCCAATGCCGAGGCCGATGTAATGAGCCGAGCCGCGTCGCTCCGAGTCTGAAGCGCGGTGGGCAGGTCCGTGATTTCGATGAGATCGGCCACGGGCCTGCCCCTTTGCTTACTTAGATCCGAGCGTAGTCACCCTTGGCCGCAGCCGCTTGCGTGGTGTCCGCCGTATAGGCCAGCGGGTTTCGCAAGATTAGCTGTGCCAGAATGCCATCGACCACGGCGTTTGCCGTGCCCCGATTGATGACTGCCCTTACGTAGCGGACTTTGGGCTTGTACACCTCCACAACCGCGACTTTGTTCGTGTCGGTGTCGGCAAGGTTGGCCGTCTGAATGACAGCGTTCGTGCTGCTATCTTTCAGGTCTGCAACGTCGGCCTGGTTGGCCAGGCACGCGCCTTGCAGCTTTACCGACGTGACTTGGTTTGCCGTGAGCGTCCCAAACATGGCGATAAAACGCACCCCATCGGCGTTCGTTACATCAACCCATGCGGAGTTGACGGCAGTCGTGCCAGCCGAGACCGCGTTAGATACGCGGACTGGCTTTACACTGGTCGCTAACTGATATCCGGTAGGCATCGCAAACAGTCCTTTCTATCAGCTAGAGACCTTTTGAGCGCGGAACTTGTACGGCTCCACCAAGTCGCCACCGTAGCGAAGCTTGGCCACAACTTCCGTCATGTTTTCCTTGGCGCGCGTTTGGTCAAGAATCTGAATCGAAATGTTCGAGCGGGTCAGGCTGACGTAGCCCGAAAAATCGCCGAACAGGATTGGGAAGTTGCTTGAACCGACCGAAGGCATCCACTCCGACCAAACAACCGGGAAGCCTTCAAGGGTAGCACCCGATGGTCCGACCAGCGAGCCGCCGTTAGGACTGCCCGGATTTCCGAACACGCGGTCCCCGTTGGCCGTTCTCAGGCTGGCAATGGTTTTGCCCGCCTTGGTTCGCCCCATCAGGATCGTTGCCGGTTCGATGTACTGTTCCGGGAGACTCCAGAGAAGGTTCGACAGGCCCGTGTCCGTGAGCGTGGAAGCCGCCCCGGAGTTGACTGAGCTAATCTTGAAGTTGCCATACGACGTCGCGTCGATGTAGTTCAAGATGCCCACCGGACAGCCGATTCCATCGCCGTTCAGGATGTCGTTGTCCCGGTCCACCTGAGCGGATTTGGACAACTCATCTTGGAACCATCCCATCAGGTCGAAGGAGGCGTCCTCAAGAAGGTCATTCTCAATTTGGCCTACCATCATCATAGTGTGGACCTGGATTTTAACCGGCGCGAAGTAGCTGTCGCCCGTCGCCATGACATCGGCTTCGGTGCTGCTAATCGGCTTCGATCCGGTCTTGATCCGGCGGAATTTGTTACTGTACAGGTCATCCGTATCGTAAGCGTTTCTGTACATCTGGATCGAATCGCGTGAGGTGTTGATCTCACGAACAATCCCGGCTACCCGCGTCGGCGTGGTCAGCCGCCCCACGATTTCGTTGAGGATGTCCACGGGAGCCAAAATGGCGCCGCGTTCGTCCGCCCCGGAATCGATGGCCCGCCGCTCCATGTCGTTAAGAGCCGATCGGCCATAACGCAGGGCTTTTTCGGCCGCGTTTCGGTATTCACGCAGCTTTTTTTGATCGTAGCCGCCGATGGCTTCAAACTTGCGTTCGCCAAACTCGCGTTCGAACGAACTGTAACGACGCAAGGCCGCCACATCGACGATTTCCTCCTCGGTCTGCACCGCACCGATGCGGGTCAGGCCACGGCTTGATGGCGTAGCAATCGCGGGGTTGCGTTCCGAGCGTGCCGCGACGGCTTCCATTTGTCGAAACTCATCGACGGATTGAGCCGTGCGGAAAGCTTCGATCTTCTTTGCGATTCCGGCGATTTCCGGCGTGATTTTGCGCAGCTCGGCCCGATCGGAGGCAGAGCTACGCCCTGAATCAATTTTGTCCACAAGGTCACGCGCGCGGGCTTGCTTTTCCGTAAGGTCAGCGACCCATCGGGCATATTCGCGGTTAGGTTCCATTAACGCCCCTCCTTTAGGGCCGCTTCAAGTTCAAGGTCCGTGAGCAGGTGTTCGGCCATGAGCAGCGCGCTCATTGCTTCCGCCTCCTCGTCATCTTCCATGCCCTCATCGGGCTTGGTTTCATCGGGCATCGTGGTTTTTTTGGGCTTGCCGCAAGCCTTTTTTTCCTTTGCCATTTCCTTTACGACGCCCTTGATAGCATCGGCAAAACGACTAACGATGGCGTCGATATCGGCTTCGTCCACCGTGTCTTCGTTTTCATCGTCTGGCGTGCCTTCTGGCATTTCGCCAGGCACCATTTTTTCGGCGTCTTTCGGCTTGTCATCGCCGTAGTCATCGCCGCGAGTCGCAAAGCCGAAAATGTTTCGAAGCATCGATCGAACTCCAGAAATCCGGGCGGCCGGGTTGGCCCCCCTCATGCAAATTGCGGCTTCTTCAACCGTGACATCGGTCAGGACTCTTGCACCGTCACGGGCACGAGCCATGTCAGCATCCGTTGGCTGATAGCCGTTGGCTTGCCAGTACGCAGCCAGTTCGTCCGGTCCTAGCTGCTTTTCTTCGTTCACGTAGAAGCCGATCGACATCTGTTTGATGACGCCCCGCCGCATGCCAGCCAGCACGGATGCACCGTCGAACATGTCTTCATAGATTTCGCCTTCAACCATCAGCCCTTCCGGCGTGATCGTGGCTTTCGTGGGCTTGCCGATCGGCCTGTCCCAGCGGTGTTCGTAGGTTAGAAAGCCTTCGCTGAGGAAGTGGTCAAGCGAGCGGTCGAAAGCTTTCGGATCGATCAGGCTGCCGTAACTGTCCACGTTGAGGAAATTCGACGCCAAACCAACAAACGTGCCGCCGCTCTTGCCGACGGATCGGACTTCGAATCGGCAGTCGCGGTGAATCAGCTTGCGTTCGGTCGTCGGCATATCAGGCCCCTTGCTTCTCCTTCTGGACTATCGAACGCACGGAGTTTTTGACTTTTTCGCGGTATTGAGCGTAGAGCGTCAGCAGGTTGCCAGTGCCGCGAATGCGGTTCTGCCACTTGGTAACGCTTTCGATATCGTCGAAGTCGATTTGGCTGTAGTGGAAGAGTCGCAGCGGCACGCCATCGATAAGCCATCGGCCAGAAACTTGCTCAATCTGCTCCGGCGTGTCCAGACGCCACCAGGCCGCGTTAATGCCCGGATCGCGGCAGATATGCACCTTGTCAACAAAGTCGGCTACGAAGCGAAGCCAGCCTTGCTCAGCGTAGCGGCCTTCATTGGGTGCTTGCTCGGGTGCGTCAACGGAAATTTCAAGCCACCAGTCCACAAAATTACGCGCGGCTTTGCGGTTCGACCACCCGTTAAATCCGGCGTTGTAATTGCCAAACAAAGCGAAGTTTTCCATCGCCATCCATTTTCCATCGCGTGGCGTTGGCGTGAGCCGGTGCGGCGTCACGATGGCGTCATGCGTGGCCAGTGTGTCGAAAAGGTCGTCTAGCGGTGCGAAGACTTCCATATCGGCATCGAACATGAGGATTTGCTCATGCCCGATTTCCTGCATGCGTTGAATCAGCATGCAGCGGTTGAAGCCCGTCATCACGCCATTTTTGAGAAATTGCTTCGTTCGGTACTTTGGGTCGAAATCGTCCCACGTTAGGATTCGCAAACCGACGGGAATCGTCACCTCTGCCAGCCTTGCCGGATCGCTTAGAAAAAACAGATAGCACGCGATATCGCTTTCGTGATGCCGTTGGAATGATTCCAGCGACACGAGGAATTGATCCCACCGTTCAACCGACGATGCCCACCCGGCTGCCTTAATCGTTGGGTTCCACGCTTTGGCAGGCTCCCAAGGCAACCGGCCGCCAAGCCGCTCCCGCATGCGTTGATTGCCCGTCAAGAAAAACTCCGGTTTCGGCGTTAGCTCGCGTGATCCGAGAGCGTAGTTGACCGTAGGTTTCGCAATTAGAGCGTGTTTCGGCGCGTCTCCCATCAGGGCAGTCGCGACGATGGTGTCCGGCGTTGGCCCGTCGTTTGCGTTTTCGACGTTGTGCGGCCTATGCCACATCGGCCCAAGCTGCACGGCCACTTGCCGCGATAGGCAGAAGCACGAGGTGTCAACGTGGTGATGTGGCCCGAACCACGTCGGCACTACGGCTAAGGACTCGCACTCATCCACGCAAACGAATGAGCCGTCCGCGTCGTAGATGTTTCGCATCGTCGCGCACCAGTCCAAGCCATGCTCTACGCATGCTTCGATGCACTCGGTTACGTGATCGGGTTCGTACCAGTTGTCATCGTCAAGATAGAAAATCCAGTCCTGATTCAGCAGCAGCGGAACGGAGCCGTAAACGCGGTGTCCGTTGAAGCCACCCGCTCCCGTGTTCTGAGGCAACGGCAAAATCTGGATACGCGGATCGGGAAGTAAGCCATCAAGCGTATTGAGCACGTCTGGCCCGTATTGCGGACCATCCACCACCACGATAGCTACGGTGTGCGGGTGCGTCTGGGCGAGCACGCTTTCGACGGCTTGGCGTAGCGTTGCCCGCCCCGTCGTGGGAATGATCACGGCTGCGGTCTGGTCGCTCATTAGTTTGCCTTCCATTTGTTCATTTGTCGTGCGGCCTCAAAGTCTATGGCAGTCGTGAACTTCCATGCAGACCACGTAATTCCTACGACGCCAACAGCGAGCCAGAGTCCGCCGTTGCATGTTGCCGCAATGATTGCGACGGATGCAATCCACCCCAGCATCCCGTAACTGGCTTCCCGAATGACACAATCTGGCGTGTCCGAAGTCATTGTTCGCCTCCTAAGTAAACGGGTTTCACGCCCGCGTAATAACCCGATTCGCGTGCGACATCGGCCACGAACTGAGCGAAAATTTCGGCGTCCGAGTGGTCGTAAATAGGTGCCAGACGCACGCCTGCAAAATGCCTGCGCACGGCTTCCCGATAACCGTCATCGTTTGCCATGCGGGCAACTTCTCGCACATATTCGTATTTGTCGATATAAGGACTCGCTTCGATGGCTCTACACATCGCTCCGCCGATGGCCGAAAACCACCGGCCCGCGTGACACTCAGGCACGGGCACGACCGGCACGCGGCAGTGCAGCGCATCGGAGATCGTGTTCGAACCGCCAAACGGCCAACAGTCCACAACAAAGTCGCATTCCGCAAGTTTGGCCATGTACTGTTCATAGCTAAGATGAGCGACCAGCTCAACGTGAGCCGGTGCAAGTGCTTCACCCAGCGTATCGGCAAAAACTGCCAGGCCCTTGTAGCTCATCGGAGCGTGGCCCGTGAACATTCGGACGCGGATTTTGCGTTGGCATTTGCGGATAGCCTGGCCCATCGCTGCAAGCCATTCATGGTTGATTTTTTGGCCGTAGGCTGCACAGCCAATAAGGATGTCATCGCTTGGCTGCTTTTCAGGCTTAGGCTCGGTCGTAATCGGCTCATGCACGCAACCGAAGCCCGGCAGGATGGCGAGCCGCTCGGTATAGTTGTCCTCGTTGGTGTCCGTAAGCTCGCCTGAAACAAACCAGTCCATTTCGCCGCCAAACGTAGATACCGGATGGCCCGTTAGCAGGATTTGCGTTGGTGCGATTCGCAGGTTCGACATAAGAATTGACGGCATGGTCATTCCCACATCCGGAAAGATCACGGCTGACCATGGGTTATTTTGAAGCGGTTCAACGTCCAATTGCAGCCCGGTTGACTTAAGCCGGATCACTCGGTCAAAGCCTGTAGTGTCTAATTCTTCCGTTTTCTTGACTGCATGGATTAGCGTGATTTCGTCAAAGTGAGGCCGCAAGGCGCGAATGTAGCCCGCCAACGTCCGGTGTACAGAATGACCTTCGTTCCAGTATTCCGAGAATACCGCGATCTTCCGAGGGTCCGGCTTGTTTCGGATCGTCTCAGTTACCTGACGCTTGATCGCTGCGTTAATAAGCCCCTTGACCCGTCGCTCGGTATCGATGTTGCCTAAATAGGAAACAAGAAAGTAGGTTTCCTGCAGGTCCAGCGTCGGTTCTAGCCGATCGTCCAGTTGATGCAAAATCCGCAAGGCATGAGCGTGGACCGCCGCATCGGCGTTGCCTTGATAAAGCGTCTTTATGGCCTGATTAAGCCACGTGCTCGCCATCATCGGGTTTGCCGTGAGCATTTGCCCAACGTCAATTACGGTCGTGTTTCGCGGTGAATAAAGAACCGCCGACTTGAAGGCCGCCTGCTTCTGCCCCGCAACCAGCCGCAGGTAAACGTCCGTCGTCATGCCGACGCCCGCAAACACGTTGGCGATGATCGGGTTGGTCCGCAACATGCCGATACCTAGGGATTCCGGTATCGTAAACCGCTCATCACAGAACACGCCCAAAGCTGCCGTGATTTTTTGGGCGAACTCGCACCGCGTCGGCTCGTCATGACCGATACGCGGATCGTCGGCTATAGACTGAATCAGCCTGACGAATGATTCTGCCGCCTGTTGTCTCCGTCCGCTGGCGTGGTGTGCCAGCAGGTCTCCGAGGTGATCGGCCCCGGCTTTGGTCGCTTCTGTGTTAGTGGGAAAAACAATCCGCGCGCCGCTTCGTGTGGTCTTCGTGTGCATCGTGTTATTCCGTGTGCGTTGTTCGTGGCAACGTATTATACTATCGAACGAGAGGTTTTGACCAATAGATCGGCTTAGGATCGCCTGAATAAACCGCGTCCAGAATCGGAATTGTCGTGCATCGGCAGTGTGGATGAGCGGGCGGAAAGTTGATCGTTCTGTATGACAAATTTTTCCCAATAAACGCAAACGGCTGCCCAATCTTCACCCGCCGCATTCCGTCAGGGCTGGTCGAATCCGCCGCGATGGCATCGCAGACCGGGCAAGATGCCGACGTAGCGCGCCATTCCCAGCCCACCACGACCCCGGCGTCCTTTGCGGACCGTTCCCGTGCGAGGTGATGAGCGCGGGTTGCTTCCGTCTGAGCGATCCGGCGTGCCCGTGCTCGGTTCGTGTCGCGGAAGTACTTCATGAGCCGCTTTGTCAGTTCTGGCATCGTCTCGCCAGCTTGCAGCCGCCCCTCGTCGATATCTTTGCGGATGGCCGCCTTCAGGTCGTCATACGTGGCAAAAAGATCGTCTCTAAATGTGGCTTGCGTTGATTCTGCAAAATCTAGCACGCTATCGCGGATCGCAGCGCGTAGGGCTTCTGACACTACCCGCCACCGTTCCGGGTCCAAGCCAATCTCGAGGTATAGCCGCTTGCCAGACTTTTCCCAAATACCCGTGATTTCGGGAATGAACGCATCGGCCTCGTCCACAAGTTGCGGGTCCGATGGCCGCAAAAGCTCCGCCGGTGCATAGAACACGTCGGCGCGCTTTTCGCCCCGTGCCCGCTCAATTACAAGCCGCCCCTGTTCGTTGAAACTGGCCAGCAGCTTCCGATACAGGCCAGAGCCTAGCGGCAGGTTGAAATCATTTGGCTCGGTCATCCGAACAGGTTCCCGCCCGGCAGAGGCTGCCCAATGCCATTTTCACGATCGATCTCCCACTTGTATCGATCGCCCATCACGACATCGCCTGTGCGACCAGTTTCTTCGAGGAACATGTTAAGCGTGATCGTTCCCGCCAGGTACGCATCTAGTGCACGCTTGTGAACCGCGTCCATGTTTTCTTGCAGATCCTGCACACCCGAAAGGTCGTGCTCTAACCGATACCGTTGCGGATCAAGCCCAAACTCTGGCATGAGCTTCCGCGTGATCGTCGATCGGATCAGCTTAAGCAAGGGTAGGACGCCCGATTCCCACGCGGATCGTTTTGCCGTCGCGTAGTTGTCATAGGTCTTCGTCGCCGATGGCAAGCCCAAAACCTCAGGCGGCACACCCACAGCCCCACAAACCAGCGGCATGGCGTTATGCGGCAGTTTGTCGAGGGCCATTTGCTCAGGGCTAAATCCGACGGTTTCTAGCTTAATCCGCCGATTGACGGCGATTGTGCTTCCGCGCATGTCACCGCGCGTCATTTTGTTCAGCGATGACTTGATAGCCAGCCCGTCGTCATCCGTCAGTTCATCGTCGGCTTCCTCAGGTGTCACCACCATGCCTGGTACGCCAGAATTTTTCAGGATCGAAACGGAATAGCCCGCCGCCTCGTTTAGCAGGCAGATTTGCCGCAAAACGGATTTGAGCTTGGATAGACCAAGCCGCGTGTTTATCGGGTCGATACCCCATCGGAAATGCAGCACGTCTTCCTTGGGAAACTCGTCAACCTGCCCGTCGATGCGATAACGCCACGAATCAAGGTATCTTGATCCGTCCGTCGGATAGAGCGGGTACATATACCGCTCATCCAGCCAGTAAAGCCCGATCGGCAACCGCCCGATTCCGCCCCGCTGGATGTACAGAAAAGCATTGCCCGAGGTAATTAGGCTCATGCCGATGGCCAGATCGCGCGTAAAAGCGTCGTAATCCGCGTTGTTTATCGCCCAAAGTTCGGCTAAAGGCGTGTCGTAGATCGGCGACCAAGTATCGTCCGGCTGCCGCTCTTGAACCACCATCGGCAACATGTTGATTTTGTCGCCGACCCAGTTTACGGCCAGCGAAACTACGTCATTTAAATAGATGTCACCGGCTTCGTTTTCCCAGTCGTAACGAGCACCAGGCAACAGGCCAATGCGACGCGATCCGCCGTTGCCACCGTAGCCGGTGAAGATTTTCAAGTCCGGGCGATTCGAGCGGATTCGGGCCATCGTTAGAGCATCCTGATCTTGCGTTTCGCTGCCAGTTTCCGGCACGCCCCCGCTGCCGCGTCAACCATGTCATCGTGCCTCCCGTTGGGGAATTGGCACAGTTGCTCTATGAACTTTCGATTCCAAGCCGCTTTCACGAGGACAAGGTTCCCGGCCTCGGCCTGCGACGCAAGCGATTCTGCCCGCGACCACTTCGGCCCCGTCGGATGCTCCCAGTGGACGGCAAACCCGGATAGTGCCTTGGCCTCCTCCTCCGCCGCGTCGGCTCCTGACGAACCGCCTTCGTGCTCGATCCATATCACGGTCCCGCTCGGGTCATTTTCGGCGCATGCCCGTTGCAGGTCCCGCCGCCCCTTCGGCGTCACTTTCTTTTCCACGACGTCGCAGACGGTGAACACGCCATCGCGAACGGCCATGAGCACGCCCGCCGTAAAATCGGCGTCTTTGTCCAAACTGCTGGCTTTGTCCCAGTAGCGAACAAACCGCACGTCCCCGCCCGCTGGCATGGTTTCCGTGTACTTGCTAAACCACTCCCGCTGGAACATCCCGCCCGTGCGTGGCGTTGGCCGCTGCTGATACAGGGCCGCGAACTTCCATTCGCCGCGACGCTTGATCCGTTCCAATGCATCTATCGGCCAGCGTGACGGCCAAAGAGCCGCCCCCTCGGGCCGCCCAAGCGGATCGCCTTCACCCTCGCTAATGCCCGGAATTCGGACGTATTCCCAGTGCTCCGGTTGATCCTGTTCCACCGGCGCGTCCTCATCGGTCTCCGTTTCGCCTGATTCCGCGTCGCGGCCTTCCACGAGCGAACCGATTAAGTCGGCTTCATGCCGCCTTGTCATGATGACGATCGCCGCGCCCTTGGGGCTTAGGCGGGTCAGGGCTTCGCTCACGAACCAGTCCCATATCTTTTCCCGGATTAGAGGCGAAGACGCCTCCTGAACGTTTTTAACCGGGTCGTCGATGATCAGGACGTCGGCACCGTGGCCCGCGATGCCACCGCCAACGCCCACGGCGTACATCCGTCCGCCGCCGCTTGTCTCCCATTCCGAAGCCTGAGCGACTTTCGGATTGAGTGACAGGCCCATCTTTTCGGCTAGTTTGCGAGCTTTGCGGCTAAACTTGCGGGCCAGACTGACGGCGTAACCGGCCGCGATGATTTCCCGCGTTGGGTCCCGTTCAAGGAACCAGACGGGCGCGTGAATCGACAGAAGTTCGCTCTTTCCGTGCCGTGGCGGCATGGACACGATAAGCCGCTTTAGCTCGCCCCGGTCGATCGCCTCTAGCTTCTCTTGCAGAAGCAGCAGGTGCGGTGCGTCCCAGTCGTGGCCCGGCGTGGCGCGTTTCAGCCATGCGTTAATCGGTTCTCGCTGAACTTCTGGTTGTGCTTCGCTTAGTTCGTCTGTTTTGTCCGGCTCGCTGGCTTTTCCGTCGGTGACATCGATGAGTATTTTTGCCCATTCCGCCGAATCACATCGTTTTTCTTGCATCAAGTTGTCGTAGATTTTTAAGATAACGCTATCAACTCGCTGTATTCCACCCTCGGAAACGGCTTGCATCAATCGCTTTGCGGCGTCACGGAACATTTTCGTTTTCGGCCTGCCTGGTGAAGCGCAATTTCCGGGTTTGAATCGCGTTAGTTCTCCGATTTTGTGCCCTGGCGTAAAGTGTCCGTTTGGTTGTCGCATTTCATGCTCAACGCCCGTTTGTCGCCCGTTTTGGCGAGTTTACACATCTTCCGCCATCAGGTCCGTGAACGTCTTCGCGTTGGCCACCTTGCTCTTACGCGGCTTCCCGGCGTCGAGGATGGCCCATTTGATCTTCCGCCACAGGAACGTCGAGAACGAGGCTCCCTTGGAACTGTCGTAGTTGAGCACCGCCGCGATCAAGGCGTCCTCCACGATCGTCCGCCGCCGCTCACGCTGCTGTGGTGTTAGGCTGGCCCCGCCGTAGATCGACATTCCCATGTTCATAGCGTCTGGCAACCATTTCAGCATCGTGGCTTGGTGCCTTTTTGTCATTCGCTTGGGCTTCGGTCGATGTGGTTTCGCATCCGCTGCAAGGCCGCTTCCAACGTCGTTTCCGCGTCTTCCTGTTTGATCCTGAGAATCTTGGCGATGAACGTGATCGACCGCGGCCGATGCCCTGCCAGGCCGAACCGCATCGTCACGATCTGCAGCTCCACATCGGCCAGGACATCGAGAGCAGCCGTCAGCCGTTGCCGCGTCTCGCTGGCAAGCGCGGCTTCGACGGGACCGGGCCGATGGTCCCGGCATGCTTCGTTCAGGCCGAGCGGCTTGTGCGGTGGCATCCATCGTTCTCGCCTGCATCACGAGCCATCGGAGCCATGAGTGATACTATCTCAATCATGCTACCAATTCTGTCAAGTCTTTGGGCAAATTGCAAGATTTTTTTTCGCGGCTGCTGTTTGCCACGTCACACTTTTTTCCATTTGAGCCGTATGGATTCGTGCGAATCCTCGTCGGTGAACACTTCCATGTCCTGAAACACGTTGGGAGCGTATTCGGCAAGCCCGGGCAAAAGTGCCACCGCCAACCGCCGGATTTCCAAGTCTGCATGAATGTTCCCCCTCTGTTCCAGAATGTTCCGCCAGGCACGCAGGTTACCCGTGAATGCGATGTGGGTCTCGGTGCAGTTTGGAAGAACGGACCGTGCGGCCTCCCGAATTCGCTTGCGAGACAACGTGTCGGTAGCTTCTTCGTCGCACAGAAGGCGATAGAAATCGAGCGATTCCTGCATAGCCTTGGACCACGTTTTGACCGTCAAGTCGCGTCCGATGTATCTCGGAGGCACCACGAACCCAATATCAGACACGTCCACGTATCTTTAAGAAAGCTCGCTCACGGCAGTCCCGGCCCTGTGCCTGATCAGTTCGTGCGTCAACGACCTCGAAACACCGTGGATGATAAAGCCCACCGTAGCGTGCTCAAGAACGCTCCCATGCCCTTCGGAGAGGATTCGCTCCATGTAAGCGCGGTTGCCGCCCGGCCTGGGCCTCGAAAACGATTGATAGCAGACGCGGCCAGCAATTTCGGGAATCGCCTGAACTGAATCCCAGTCTTCAGGCTCGAACGGCGAAATGTACTGTGCAATCTCGGTGCATGGCGTTGTCGCCCAGGACGCGATAATCGTGGGCTGGTAAATCAGGTTCATTCTTCGCCCTCTAGCGGGTATGGCAAAAGGTCTGGCCAGCCGCCAAGATCAATATCGGGCCTGAACTTAAGATGCATTGCAGTTCTGTGGACCCGCTTCGGGTCCAGCGGCGGGACCGGCATTTTCTCAAGCTCGATCGCATGTTGCCGAAGTTCCTCATGTCGTCGCAAAACATGGCTCGGCAGCGGTGGCGAATCGTGGCCCGGAAGGATCTTCCACGCGACTATGTCCCACTCGTCAAGAGCCTCCTTCATCGCCGCGTTTCGGTCTTCAAGGTGGCGGACGTAGCGAGCAACTCTGTCCAAGTGCTCGC